AGGAACTTCCAGTAACCTTCCGTGATCCAATTGGACCATCAGCTTCTCAAGCGGTTATGGAATGGATCCGTTTGTGTGCCGAGTCTGTTACAGGACGTATGGGATATGCCGCGGGTTACAAAAAAAATGTAGACCTTGAAATGTTAGACCCTACAGGGGTTGTAGTTGAAAAGTGGATTTTGGAAGGAACTTTTTTAACAGGATATGATGGAGGTAATTTAACATATTCTTCAGACGGGATTGCAAAAATATCGGCTAACATGAGAATGGACCGTTGTATTTTAGTATACTAAAAAAATATTTATAACATTGTAAGACCTATTTACTTTACTAGTGGTAGGTCTTTTTTATTTTATAATAAAAAGAAATATGGAAGAAGATGTATATAAAGCAGGTCAATCTGAATTTAATTTACCACATGATGTTGTACAATTACCAAGTAAAGGAATTTTTTACAAATCCAAAAAAGGAAGTGTAAAAGTTGGTTATTTGACAGCAGCGGACGAGAACATAATAGCCGCAGCAGATTATAAAAAAAGTATTCAAGAAAGTATAATCCTACCTTTGGTTAGAAACAAATTATATGAAAGGGACATTAGACCTGAAGAACTTATTGACGGAGATATTGAAGCAATTTTAATATTTTTGAGAAATACATCTTTTGGTCCTGAATACACGGTTTCAACTTTTGACCCACAAACAGAAGAAAGATTCAAAACGACAATTATGTTAGATGAATTAAACTATAAGAAAGTTAATCAACAACCAAATTCTGAAGGGTACTTCGAAACAACTCTACCGGTTTCAAAGGCAAAAGTGAAGTTAAAGATTTTGGATCTTAGAGATAAAATGGAAATAGATAGTATTTTGAGTATGTATCCGTCAGAAAGAACCGCACCAACTATTACCACAAGACTTCTTAAACAAATTGTCGAATTAGACGGTGAAACGGATAAAGGTAAAATATCTACATTCATTGAAAAAATGCCAATCGGAGACTCCAAATATATCAGAAGATTTATAGCCGATAATGAGCCACGTTTGGACTTAACAAAAGAAGTAATCGCCCCGTCTGGAGAAAAAGTTGTCGTTGACATAACTTTTGGGGTGGAGTTTTTTCGGCCTTTCTTATCAGTATAAAACAGTTATATTAGACGAATTTTTTTATTTTTCTAAAATTTTCAGAACACAATATTCTGAATTCTTAAGTATGCCAACTTACGTAAGAAAATATTTGATTGATAAATATGTTAATGACCAAAAGAAATAAACAAGTATTTATCAAATAAAAAAAAATGAGTTTAGAAGATGACTTAAGAAAGGAAAACAAGGAACTACAAAAATTGGTTGAAAAACTTAGTGATCGAGTTGACTCCTTAGAAGGAGAAACTAAGAAAATTGGTAAACAAAAAAACCAACAGACGGAACAAAAAGTCCAAGACACAAGTGGGGAAATAAAGGCTTTTAGTTTGAATGTAATTTCTGATATCCAAAACCTTTTCGATACCGCTGTTGATAGCTTTGGAAGTGCTGTAAATATAATAGATGGTGAAGTGTATGAAAAACTGAACGACCAAGCCACAACAATTCAACAAACATTTGGATTAACAAAAGCAAGAATCAGTGAATTCAAGTCATTGATTGCAGATGCAACTCCTGAATTAATCAAAATGAATATGACTGAGGAAGATGCCCTATCAACAATAACTGGGGTTATGAAAGGTTTAGGGACTGCAGCTAGTGTTAGTCAAGAAGCAATTACAGAGATAGGGGCAGCTGCAAAGTTATCAGGAGAAGACGCTTCGGTCCTAACATCAAATTTCAGAGATGTTGGTGTTTCTGTTTACGAGGTTGGAAATGAAATGAAAACAGTAGTAAACTACGCTAAAAGTGTTGGTGTGTCTGTAGAAGCTGTTTCAGGTGAAGTCTCAAAAAACTTGAAACAATTAAACCTATATAACTTTGATAATGGGGTTAAGGGTTTGGCTAAGATGGCGGCAACAAGTGAAAGAATGGGTATATCAATGTCCGAAACTTTCCGAATTGCTGAAGATTTGTTTTCACCCGAGAAGGCTATTAACTTGGCTGCTGGTTTACAGAGATTGGGTGTTACGGCAAATGGTTTATTAGATCCGTTGAGGGCAATGTCGTTAGCTGAAAATGATCCTGAACAATTACAAAAAGAAATAGTAAACTTAAGTAAGGAATTTACAACCTTCAATGAAAAGACAGGGAAAATGGAAATCTTACCTGGTGCAAAAAGAAGATTAAGAGAAATTGCCGGTGAACTTAACATTGATGCCGATAAATTTGCTGCCATGTCAATCAAGGCCGGAGACTTTGATCGAAAGTTACAACAAATTAAAATGCCGTCATTCGCCGAAGGGGATCAAGAAACAAAAGAACTGATTGCTTCTATGGCACAACTTGAAAATGGAGTTGCAACAATACAAGTTAAAGACGCTGAAACTGGATTTATTACCAAAAAGGAAGTTGACCAACTTACGTCTGATGACATTAAAAACTTACAAAAGGCAAACGAAGACTCATCTAAAACTATTGAACAAATTGCTATGGATCAGTTAACTGAAACACAACAAATTAATACTTTGTTACAAAGCGGTAAGATCGCATTAGCCTTCGGTAGAGCAACTGCACCCACGTTAGAAAAGGCTATGACAACTGTTGCCGGTTCAAAATTAGACGTCGCTAAAAGATATTCAGAATCTATCGGCGGTGCGGCTGGAATAAGAAGTAAATCTGAAGGGGTTGCTCGACCAGTCGAAGATTACATATATGGTACGGTAAAAGGTGAAAGTAGTATTAAAGCGGAAGCTAAATTAGCATTTGAAACAGGTTTTGCCGATTTGGCGAAATCATTCAAACAAGGATTTACAAGCTTTGTTGCTGGTGTAAAAGAAGATACAATAAAAAATATTGAACAGAACTATAGTCGAAATACTCAACCCCAAACACTTAATGTTAACGTTAAAGTTGAAGGTGATGCTAACACCTCAAAAATGGACAAAAAAGAAATCACAAATGCGGTTATACAAGGAATTCAAGACCCCAACACAGCAAACGCTATGAATTCAGGTCTTAATGGTGGTACCGCACCAAGTGCAGTAACTGGTGGTAAAAATAACCCATAATATACTTCTTAAAAAAAGTGGATATTATCTATTTATAGAATAAAGTAGTATGGCCGAAAGTTTTTTGTCGTTTGGTAATTCGGAATCGTTTAGAAAGCAACTTTTAGTTAGAAATCTAACACCATACAATGTGCCAGGTTCTTATACTTCACCAAGCAATCCTATAAATTACGAGACTAACTTGTCTGTATATAGTGTAGTGGATTCCCCCAACAACTACGTGTCTACAAATTTATTTGCAAAAGATCTTTATCCCCTCAATGAATATGGACCCGAAGGAGGATTCGGAGGACCCATAGGTGTAAATTTAACTTCAATAGAAGACCCAAACCAAGGACCATACTATCCCCTAACATCTAGCGAAATGGAAGGGATAGTTGTTGTTAATGAATTTTACATAGAATCGGCATACGTACAGAACAAATTCGGACCAAGTGGGGGTTATAAAGATTTAGTTATTATTACTGACGTTTCTACACTGGCACCTATATACCAACCATATTGGAGTCCTGGTTATTATAACACATCATCATATACCTTATATAATTTAATATTCCAAGATGACCCTGTTGGTTCTAACGGTCCATTATCATCAGATACGTATTTAGCAAAAATTGGTGCTTCACAACTAAAATTTGCGTTCGACGAAAGAGTTGCGCAAGAAATTGATCAAGCAACGATCGGGGCGATTAATTTAGATACAATAAGTGACCCATTTACTGCAAGTCTTTTAGCAACAGGACAACAACCATTTTTTATTAGAGATTGGAGAATTACAGTCCCTGAAAATCCTTTAGTAAATGCCGTAGGATTGTTAAATCGAATTACGGGAACATACTTTCCAGTATCTTTTATACCTGGTGACTATTTCAATGAAAACTCAGTTTATACAAACCCACAACAACAAGGTGGGGCACTAAACACAATCAATAATCTTACAGGAGGTTTACTATCTCCAATATTAAATAAAAGTAGAAATCCCTCAGAAATATTTGTTGCAAATACAGGTAATGGTACAAGATCGACTTTATTTGCTGCACTTAACTACAACCTTTATAGACCATCTTACAACATAGGTTTTGTACAAGGTTTGTCGGCGATAGTAGGAGCGTTGGTAGATCAAGACACGCCAGCCACAGGTACATATTACGTCGGTAGTCCAAATTCAGAACCAAGTCTAATCGACTCACCACCAAACCAAGTACCGGTAAACCAATTTGGTCAACAACAAGCTGCTATAGTTTATGGACCACAAGAGTTGGCTAATTTGTATGAAGGTAACCAAGAGGCAATAAAGTTTGGTCTACAAGGAAGATCATACTCTGATGGTGGAGGTACCGCAGGACAACTTGTTTGGACCTCACCAAAATACAAAGCCAACGCAGGATTTCATGTTACCAAAGGTGGTGGTACGGGTAGTTTGGATGGCGAATTTAATCAAATAACCGCAGATTATCTACAATACGAATCAACAAACATTCCTTTCAAACCAGGGTCAATATTGTATAACACACAAAGATTGATAGAATCTGCGGATCAAGTACAAGGTGAAGCTAGATTAAAACACGTTGGAAATGCAATCAATCAAGTTTCAAAAGTTTTCAATGACGGATATAAGGAACTCACTAAAGGTTCACAAGTTTTATCATATGTTAATCAAGCTGATGGAACAGAGGCTGGTTTAGAATACTGTAGAGTGTTTCAAAAAGACACACCCTATTTTACATATAATGATTTACAAAAATCAGATGGTATCACTAAAACAGGAAGACAATTTGATTATTCTGTTTTTGATAATACGTATAATTTGAATATTGCACCTTTAAGAAATCCAGGCTCAACAAACATTATCGATAACAAGGTTAAAAAATACATGTTTTCTTTAGAAAATTTAGCATGGAGAACATCAGATAGACCTGGTTTTACTTATGACGATCTTCCTGTTTGTGAAAGAGGACCAAACGGAGGAAGAATAATGTGGTTTCCACCGTATAATTTAACATTTTCAGATGACTCCAAACCACAATTTAATCCCACCAGTTTTATCGGAAGGCCCGAACCAATATACACATATAAAAATACTGAAAGATCAGGTTCTTTAAGTTGGACTATAATAGTTGATCATCCGGCAATGATGAATACAATAATAGAAAAACAACTTAAAGGGGTACAAAAAGAAAGAATACAAAGTATAGTTGATTCGTTTTTTGCGGGTTGTGTTAAATACGATTTATATGAGTTGGGAATTAAATTTAATACAATACCAACAAAAGATTTATACACCTACCAACAAATTCTTAATAATCCGAGACTTACTTCCGAAGAACAAGTTCAAGTTCTCCAAAGCATTCCGATGGAATCATCGAGTACAGTACAAAACAAAGCTGAAGGTGGAGATACTAATCCTAACACAACAGCTACAGGACAAGAAAAGAAAGAAAATAATGAATTTGAAACGGTAGATTTGTCTAAATATGAAGGATATGGATTTTATTTCCATAATGATATACCAAAAGGTAATCCTTCTGTTGAAGCCGCTAGTCCATTCAATATTTACTACGATGAATATGTGGCACTAAAAAGTGGTGTCTACACAACACAAGCCCCAAGTAGAGTTAAATCGGGTGAAGACATCTTCTCGGGTTCGGGAGTACAAAACTTTTTCAATGAAGTTGTTATTGGAAACTTCACAGTATTAAGCGGCGATTTTATAAAACAAATCGAGGATGTATTAGTAAACAAAGAAGGAACGATGGAAATAGAAATGGTTGGTTCTGCATCTGCAATAGCCGCAGTTTCATACAACCAAAAACTTTCAGAAAGAAGAAATAACTCAGTTCAAAAATGGTTGTATGCGCAACCCCTATCAGGAGGGACCACAATACAAAAATACGTTGACAATGGTAAATTCAAACTAACTTTGAATCCAAATGGGGAAGAAATCGTTATTGCAAAAACAAGAGCGGACGCCGCGGCAACTACAGGTATAACTACTGACATCAGTGTAAACAACGCACAAGGTGGAGATATTCTAACCTCAAGTGTAAACTGTAGAAACAATGTTTTGAATTTAGATTTGAACCCTCCGAAAGTCAACACACAATCTGAGTGGTACAGCGTTCCAGCGATGGCATGTCGACGAGTTGCCATTTCTAAAATTATTGCAACAGTAAAAAAATCACCTGAAGAAGAAATTAAAGTAGATCCACCAGAGATACAACAAACAACAAATAATCCTCAGAATCAATTAACGGGAATAACTCAGAGCATAAAACCCGAACCAAAACTTACGGTTGAACAAAAAATAAAAGAGGGAATTTCTAAAAAAATACTTAGAAATTTATTCACAGAATGTGATTATTTTGAGGTAATTAAACAAACAGATCCTATGATTTATGACACCATAAAAGATAGGATAAAATATTTTAATCCGGCGTTTCACTCGATGACTCCCGAAGGTTTGAATTCGAGACTTACTTTTTTGCATCAATGCACAAGACCTGGACAAACTATACCAATTATTGGACCTGATGGTAGACCGAAATATAATGACGCACTGAATACTTCATTTGGAGCACCACCAGTCTTGGTGTTAAGAGTTGGTGACTTTTTTCATACTAAAATAATTCCAACCACACTTGGACTCACATTCGAGCAGTTGGATATAAATCCCGAAGGGATCGGTATACAACCTATGTTAGCTAAAGTAACAATGTCTTTCAATATTATCGGTGGAATGGGACTTAAAGAACCAGTTCAACAACTACAAAATGCATTATCCTTTAACTATTATGCAAACACTGAAATTTACGATGAACGTGCGACAGCAACCGAAGACACAAGTAAAAGAGACGAGTATGTTGTAAATAAAATTACAGGAGGACTTCCACCTGTAAGTTCAGCACAAGTAACGGCAATAAATAACGTACAACCACAGAAGGGTGGAAATACTGTAGGAAATATAGTGGATGCCACTACTATGGATTATACTGGTATGTACGATTCCTTACAAGGTAAACTACAAGAGTATTTCAAAACCTACTATGATACTCTTAGTAAAACAACTTTAGATTATTCTTATGGCGCTGCTCTTATGTCCATAAAAGACAAATATTATACAATAGGAGAATTATCGCCATATACAAGTCAAAAAGTTGATACTGTACTTTATGGTAAATCAAACGAGTTCCAATCTTTGATTGATGATTTAGTAAAAGAAGTGGAAAAGGATATCAATCAAGGCGACAATCCTGTTCTGAAAGCAGCTATTGATAGGTCAGGTGGAATTACAAATAAACAAAAAAGAGAGATACAACAAAAATTAACCGCACAAGTTGCTTTAGCTCGAACAGAATTGTTGAACACGCTTACAAACAACTCCGCAAATCTGACAAACATACAAAATGAGTTAAATTTTATATTCAGACAAGTGGATGTTGTTGCCTCGAAATTAGACGGTAGGATTTCACAAACTAACGAACCACTATTATATGATTTGAGTGGAGATACTTTTTTTGATCCTACTGACGGATCGGGATCAATCTTCGACGTATATACACTAAGGGTATTCCAAACAATTCAAGAATTCAATGATTTAGTTTTGGTGGCAGGATATAACGAAAACTTTTACAAAAAAAATAACTCAACAATTGACACAGGTTCGGGGTGTCAAGCAATTTTCGGAACTTGTCCAACAAACAGGTATTACATTCTAATGTGCCCTTTTTATTTGAAATCCGACAAATTTCAAACATTAGTCAATGAATTGACAAGTGGTCCTGAAGTTAAAGGTGATGGAAACAACTTATCCCAAACAATACAAGAAGAGTGTGAATTTTTGAAAAACGAATTTACTGTTTATCAAAAAATTTCAGAAGACGCACTAAAAAGTTTGGCAGATGACCCAATTTATAAAAGTGCGACAACATGGAAAATACCTGATAACACAGTAAAAACATGTTCTTATGTTTCACCCGCGGTGGGTGACTTAAACACCAAGAACAAAAGAATAAAAGATTTATACTCTAATAACAACTTGAATGAGAACAAAAAAACATTCAACGGTAAAGTAACATTTAATTAACTATGGCATATCAATATTGGAATAGATACACAGACTTTTTAATCAATGGGGAACAAAATGTAGTTCCGTATGTACAATTACCAGCAAAATCATCTGACAAAAATTATATTTATAAAGTTGGTCAGTCAAGATTAGACAAAATATCACAACAATACTACGGTACACCATATTTTGGTTGGTTAATACAAGTTGCTAATCCACAGTACACAGGTAGTGAATGGGCAATACCTGACGGTGCGGTATTGACAATTCCATTTCCGTTAGTAGCTTCTTTACAAGATTATAAAAACGTGTACGAAAACTATTTCTTTTATTATGGTAGGTGATCAAGAAAACATATTAGTTGAATTTGACTATGATAATATTAGTTTGATTGATCCTAACAAAGTTGTTGATGAATTAGGTAATGTCAAGGATAGATTAGTAAAACAAGAAAATCTTGTTATGTACGCTAACTTGGAATGTAATGTGTTACCTAGAACTAAGTTAGCGGTTGGTACCGCTATGAATGATTCAACTAGAACAATATCGGTTGGTAAAATTAATTTCCTAAATCCAGGTAATAAAACATTTATGAATACCGCATGGACAGATGAGTTGACAGGAAAAGATACTCTAACAGGAAAAGGTGTCAATCAAATAAAACAGACTGCGGTACAAAACCCCAACAAATCCGATGACTATTATTTAACACAAAATGTGTTATCTAATGGAACACCGGGAGCTTTAGATAATGGATTACTAGGTATGAAATCTATCAAAGTTTCTGTTGGTACTGATTTTTTACCGGTTATCGATGTGGATTTAGAAGATGTGAAAGGACGTGCACTTTTCGAAGGAGGAAATAATTCACCATACTCGGCATTTTTCCAACTTCCATATCCACAGTTTACACTAACTCTAAAAGGATATTATGGAAAGGCGATTAAGTTTCCAATAATGTTACAATCATTTACATCTTCATTCGATAGTGCAACGCACAATTATCAAATTAAATTGAAGTTTTACGGGTATAAATATACTTTGTTGTCTTACGTAAATTTCGGTGCATTGATGGCGGTTCCACAAATGTATAAGAGTAATATTACGACTACACCAATAATTAAAAATCAAGGTAACACCGTGTCAAGCTCAAACTCGGTTACACAACCACAAACCGTTAGTAGAGGGTATCAAAAAATGAAAGAGATTTATTCTGAATATAAATCAAAAGGGCTAATTCCTGACAACTTTCCTGAAATCACATTATTACAGTTAAAATACAGATTACAAAATTTTGAAAAAGAAGTATTAGATCAGTTCGAAAAAGAAAACATGGGTATTTTGACCGACATGACATTATTTTCTACAAACTTGTTAACTTATCAGCAGAAAGTTTTTTTGTATGCAAATGCATCGTGGTACTCAACTTATATGGACAGAGAAAATCCTATAGTTTTACTAAATGGTGAAAATGTTTTTTTGTATAAACCAAACTTAGATGCCACAAAAAGGTTAGAAGGTGAAAACAAACTTAAATCTGACATTAGTCAATATAACGATGTGTTAGGACAAAATAGTGTTTTTGGAGTTAAAGGAAGTTTTACTGTTGGAGGAGTCACAACCCAATCAAGTATACCAATTAATATAAACATCGCAACTTTTCAAAAAAAAATTGAGATGTCCGAAATAAATTTAGTCGAAACTTATACCTCACAAAAAAATGCACCAAAAGGAAGTTTTAATGTTACAGACCCTGTGGTAGTAACATTCAAACAAACTTTACAAAACAGTTTATTAACAAATGATAACATAGCATACATTTTCGAGGGACCAAAGTCATTTATGGAAGTAACTGACAATATTGCGAAAGAAGCGTCATTGATAAGAAAAAAAGTTGAAACAGCAATAAGTGCAAGTTTACAGTCCAAATTTAATTCACAAGGTAGTGGAGGTTTGGGATTTGTACCATCTATAAGAAATATATTAGCGGTCTTTTATTGTCAAGGAGAGGCGTTCCTTAGACTTTTAGATGAAGTACATAAAAAAGCTTGGGACCAAAGGGAAAACCAATACAGAAGGGCTGCGATATTTGGAAACGTATCTGCGGCACCAAGTGTTGATATTAAAACATCAACACAAAATAATGAACCAATTTATCCGTGGCCACAAGTGATAAAGGAGACTGTTGGTGAAGACAAAAAAGAAAAATTTGAAATTATATATCCTGGCGATCAAACGGTTGCTAGTACATATAGGGCTTATAGTCCTGAAGTTTGGCCTGAAGTTGAGTTTGTAGAGCAATTTATAATTGGTTATACAGAAAGGTTAAACACTTCAATTTTTGATAGTCAAGTTTTCGAAACAAATTTACAACCCCTTAGGGAGTCATTGAATGGTATCGATTTCCCAATAAGTAATGAAGTATTTCAAAACAAAGAAGAAACAAAATACTTTTATGAAATTTATGAAAGATTAATTATTAATTCATATTACAGTAGATTCAATAGAAAATCAGGAAACGGATTAGCTATGTATGAATCTGCAGCGGACAGTGAAGCCGTAAACATTCTCCAAAGTTTGGGAGACCAAAACCCTTTTTTATCAAAAAAAATTAAAGAATATCTTTTAGATGCCAATAACTATGTACCTTTTCTTAGACACATTTCTAACCAGGGTCAAGGTGAAAGTTGGCAAACATTTGTACGAGGAGAATTTGTTACACCGTATTTGAAAGGAGATGCAATCAATCCGAATATAATATATAACGGGTCAATCCTTGATACTCTTAAATCACAACCGGCAGTATCCCTCAGTAATCCAAATAACATAGTGAACTTAAAGAAATATTTGAGCGATTCTTCGGTTTCAAATGAATTCGATTTTGCTGACACATACCCATTATCTAATTTTAACTGGGTTAAGAATAACTTAGCATATGGAAACTCAATAAGTAACTCCAATGAAGCTTTTGATACGAAATTAGTATTAAACTATAACGAAATCCACAAAACAGTTACTAACTTCAAGTTAAGTGATCTTGACGATGATGTTAGACCTTTTACATATTTTAACTTCAAAAACCTCACTCAACCTTTGGATATACAAAATTTGAAAAATTTTTACGAAAGTAGAAATTACAAAGATCAATTCGTTACCGAAGGAAATATCTTCTACAAAGATTATACAAATTATTTAACAGATAGACAGACAACTTCGATGTTGAATACACCATACTTTATCAACGCAATACAAAAAGGTGTTTTCAACTTCAGATATAATCAAGGTGATCTGTATCCTTACAAGAAGGCTGCTTATTTATTTTTGAACAGTTTACCATTATCAACTCTGAGGGAGAAATATAAAAGTTATGCATCAGGTACAACAACCGATTTGAACTATGTTATATCAACGTTAAAAAAATTTGGAGCGGTACACAAGTTACCATACTCTTGGATACTCAAGTATGGATCAATTTGGCATAGATATAAATTATTCAAAAATACAGGTGTAGATATTTTATCAGATGTTTGGACAGACTTTAATTATTTGGAAAATTGGGATCCCGCAACTTCAGCATCAACTCTTTCTTATAACTTGGTTGTTGACGGCATACCACGAAATATGGTGTTAGACACAACAACGGGAACACCACCTTTTACCGACATTAATACAGGATTTTATCCACAACTTATGGATGATTTCAATGTTTTTATACAAGGAAAAAAATTATTTAGTGGTCAAACACAGGTAGAAGGAACAGGACAAACAATTACAATTACGGGTACATGTACAACCTTTCAAGTAACAGGAACTTGTTCAACAAACGGTACAGGTATAACTATAAATTCTATATCAGAAAATCTAATTAGTTTACCGCATACAATCTTTATACCTCAGTTAAATGCTAACATACAATTACTAACTCAAGTATCGGGAACAACAGGAGGAGTTGGATATTACACAACACCATTAAATTTCAACGCAGCCTTTTCAAATTTTAATTTTATACTGGGAAGTTTTGCATATGTTGATAATGACACAGGATTCCCAACTCAAGTAGGTCAGATATTAAGTGGACCGAATATCCCAAGTGGGCTTACAATATTGAATGTAATCTCTGCAACTACAACAACAATACAACAACAAATAACACAAAATCCACTTTACGCACCACCACCAAATGAATTTGGTATTCCGAAAGTGGTTTATACTTTGAAAAATAATGACATTATTGTTGTGTACGAGGTAGGACCTAAAATATATGTGGTATTAAAAGATCCTAATGGTGTGATTTTACAAGTTGGTCAAAAAGTATCGAGCTCATCATATTCATCTAGCGTAATTGTTGACCTAATAATACAATCAAAATTTGGTTATGTGTCAACAAATCCTAATGATGACCACTATATTATTAATATCCAAGGTATAACAATACCTACTACACCAAATAATCAATCCACAAAAAAATATCTTTGTGAATTAACATCGACAACTGGACAATCATTCAATTATGTAGTTCTAAATCCACCTATACAAATATTTTCTATTTCTAATAATATTTTAACCTCAGGATCAATTTTGAACGGACCACAATTCAATGGAAATGTGACAATATTATCTCAAATTTCAGGTACTACAGGTGGTGCAGGGTTATATCAAATCGCAAGTCCCCAACCTCCTACAACAAGTCCATTTGTAGTTCAAGGTGCTTATGTCCAAGGTATCGGATCTCAGCAAATTCAAAACTATTTGAATAGTGGTAAATTAATAATGATGAACACGACTAACTCAACAATTTTTGAAACACAAGGATTTGACCTGTCAAATCTACAAAGGTCTATGAGAATTAGCCCTTGGTCAATTGTTGTTAGCAGTGACAAAGATCCAAATTCATATTTTGTTCTACCTTCTTTTGGTTCTAACATAAATCAAACAAAATTAGAGTCCTTCAAAAACGGAAAATTGAAAGTTGAGTTGTCACAAAATCCTGCGATGTACAATGGATCTGTAAGATTATTTTGGAATACTCCACAGTATGGATGGTTTGATAATTCTAAAGTCATAAAAAATGATCCTGACACATATTTGAAACAAATTATAACAAATTCGTCAGATCAACAAAATTTTTCGATTTACGGAGATATCACAAAATACACTAATATTGAAGAAATTTTCACAACTTTTGACATACAATTATTAGATAGTTTAGAAAAAGAATTTTTGAATTTCAGTAGATCCATTTATGACTATGTTGATACACTACCGAACCCAATTGCACAACAAGAATCAACAACGGGATCAATACAACAATTGACACAAATTGCAGATAACGAAAGAACTTACAAAAATTTTCAGGCTCTTATGAGAGACCTTTTAGTAGTGAACAAACCAATAGGTGATTCGCCAGAGGTTAAACTCCAAAATATAATCAGCAATCAAAATGAAAAGTTCCAAACAATTCTGAGTAACTTTTTGAACTATGACGTGGCATTTCGATTCGGAAACCCGAGTAATTTTGATAAAAGATTATATTATACATTTTCAACAAGATTTATAGAAGACCCAATTACCTATTCACCGTATGAACAAGGTAATTTACCCCCTCAAGTAAGTCTTAGTCAATCGCAACTACAAAATCCCGAAACATGGAAAGCGATGGAATATTACGTTGGATACTCGACTATCCCACAACTTGTTTACAAAAACAGTGGTTCTTATCTGACAGATTTTTTCATCGACCTCAATGTTGCGTTTAATCAAGAAAATGTGAAAGATTTTGCACCATTAATTAAAGTTTATGCGACACAAAAATTACTTAATAGTGGATTAAATTTAACATCTTTTTATGGTCTCATGGATGACTATCTAATACAATCGGAAAACTATATAGGATATGTAATAAACACAATGTTACCGTTTGTACGTAAAGAATTACCTAATGTTCTTATTTCTGAAGATGGAAGTCAAAACAGAGCAAACTTGGAAGCAGGATTTACAGAACAGACGAGAGTTGAACTTTGGGAAACGTTCAAAGCTCTAAATGATACTTGGATTGCAGGATTCGACTTCCAAAATAAAACTTTGTTTGAGGATGTTTTACTTGTAGATCGTGCGAGTAGAAATGTTGGAGACAAAGTATTAGTAGACATTTACAGTATCATAAACCTTTTAGAAGACGGAGCAACAGAAAAAAATCAAGGTCAAAATTCTTACAAAAATACTTTGTTAGATATGGTTACAAGTATTTTGGTTCAAAACAACTTCCAACACTTTATGTTACCATCTTACGTGAATTTTTATAATGTAAACGACGCAGAAAAAAACCCAACTCCTAGACCCGATGGTACACTCGAAGTAGGAAACATGATGTTCGGTACATACTTGAACGTAGATTACAGACAAAGTGCACCAAAATTTTTGTGTTATTACGTCAGTAAACCAAGTGAACACCTCAACATGAACGATAACATTGATTATAGATATAGGGACGATGCTTTCGATCTGAGAAGAGCTAGTGATAACCCTTTAGTCGAGAGTCAAACTAACAAATTTGATTGGGATAAATCAAACAAAGTTGTCGGGTTTAATGTTGATGTTACGAGAGAAAACCAACAAATATTCACTTCATTTAGTGTTTCACAAGATCCTGGTAAACCAACTACAGAATCCTTACAGGTTTTAGATCAAATGGCGGATTTAGGAAGAAACAGAAGGTCAACAACCCAAAATGTGTCCTTGTATAATTTATACAAAAATAGAAGTTATGCATGTTCTGTGGATATGATGGGATGTGCCCTTATTCAACCCATGATGTACTTCAATATCAGAAACGTTCCCATGTTTTCGGGACCTTACATGATTACTAAAGTTACTCATGATATTACTGATGGTGATTTCAAAACTTCTTTCGAGGGGACAAGACAACCTTTTTATAGTCTACCGACCGTTGAAAACTTTTTACAGACTTTGAATACCAAATTAGTGTCTCAACTCCAAACCAAAATACAAGAAAATGAAGAAAGAACAAGAGCTGAATCGGCAAATGTTCAAATACAAGCAACGAACACAATCGCCAATTTAGATACAACAGACACCTTAACAAAAAACCAAGATTGTGCGCAACAAATAAATCCAAGATATGCTGGTTTTACAGGTGTAGATGCACCAACCCAAACAAATGTATCAACAAAAGATCTATTAACTGCTATAAGAAATGTGTTAGAAGAAAATAATCTCTCACCAACTGGAGACACTTATAACTTCTTAAGTCAGATAGCATTCACATACATTTATGTTGATTCAGGAGGAAGTAATGGATCAGGAGTTAGTGCTTATGAAAACAATTATAGTACAATTGATTTGACTAGAGTATACGGGGACAGTTTTTTTGAATTAATAAATAGGAAATATTATTGTGTTAAAAGAGGTGCAAATCCAAATCTACCAATTGTTTCATTTAGATCATTTACGGATTTTATCAGATTTGTTTATAAAAGAATAGTTAACATACCAACTTTTATAAAACAAGACTTTAACAATTTTACGCAGTTTGGAGATAACTCAATCACTTTCAACTTAGCAAAACAGTATGTTCTATATTACCCTATAAATCAAAACGAGGATGTTTATACACAAATTGAAGCAGATCCAAATCTAATTAAGAAATTAAGAGAAAATTTTATTGAGGCTATTAATGTATATGAAGCAATTTTGAAACAACCTTGATATTTATAAATAAAAAAAGTATGAGTACAAAAATGATATTGGATAATTATCTCGGAAAAAACACCCGAGTGTCTGAAAAAGATATGGGTGATGGTACAAAACAAGTTTGTGATTTGGACACAGGAGATTGTTACACCGTAAGAATCAAAGATGGTTTAATTGAAAGAGTTGATAATACTATGAAAACCTTCAAAAAAATACAAGTAGAAACCAAGAATGGTATAAAAACATTATTGAACGGATAGTATGAAAATTGACGAAAAAATATTAAATGAAATTGCTAGATATAATCAAATTAATAGATATATTTTAGAACAACCTGTTGATCCTCTAGCGGCACCTCCTCAAGCGGCAGGTGCGCCTGTTGACCCGTTGGCTGGAGCACCACCAACAGAACCCGCAATACCCGGAGCGCCACCAACACCACCCGCAGCACCCGAAGGACAACCTGTTGACGTGGCGGCAGACCCTGATGTTGAAGAAGTAACATCGGAAGAAGGTGAAGAAGGAGGTACCGAAGAGTTAGATATTACGGATTTAGTAGATTCACAAAAAACGATGGCGGACAAACAAGAAGAATACTTCAACAATTTATTTGATCAAATAAAGAAAATGGAGGAAAAGTTAGCAGAAATGGATTCTATTGTATCGAAGATAGATGGAATTGACAACAAACTCGAAAAGTATAGACCTAAGACCGCTCAAGAAAAACTACAACTCAGAAGTTTAGATTCAGGACCATTCAAACAAAACTTAGCCGATTTCTTCAAAGACAAAGAAGAAGAAATGGAAAAGACAGGAAAAAACGAATATGTATTAACACAAGATGAAGTTGAAAATTTTAGCCCATCGGATATCGAAAATACCTTTAACGAACCAATGGAAGATGAAGATGACATACTATTGAATCGATATAATTCATAAAGTTTAAGGTCGTTATTTTCGACCTTAAACTTTTTTTTACAACACTATTTGACAAAACCTTTTTATACAATTATATTTCTGACACACATAAACTTTTAATTTTTAATTACACATGGCGACAAATTCATTAGACGCAGTACTTGCACAGTACGAAAAATCTCAAAGTAGTTCCAACACTACATCAAAAATGTCCTCAGAAGACCGAATGAAAAAATACTTCGCGGCTCTTTTGAAAGACAATGAAAAACAAGGACAAAGAAAAATCCGTATTTTACCTACAACTGACGGATCTTCACCATTCAAAGAAGTTTGGTTTCACGAAGTTCAAGTGGACGGAAAATGGCAAAAATTTTATGACCCAGCAAAAAATGACAATGAGCGTTCACCTTTGAATGAGGTTTATGAAGAACTAATGTCAACAGGAAGAGAGTCTGATAAAGAACTTGCAAAACAATACAAAGCTCGTAAGTTTTATATTGTCAAAGTTATTGATCGTGACAATGAACAAGACGGAGTAAAATTCTGGCGTTTCAAACACAATTATAAACAAGAAGGAATCCTTGATAAAATTATTCCAATTTGGAAAGCTAAAGGTGATATTACAGATTCTGACAATGGACGAGATCTTATTTTAGAATTAACCAAAGCAAAAACTCCAAAAGGTGCCGCATATACGGTAATTCAAACGGTAATGTATGACGATCCATCACCAATTTCAAAAGACGAGACTCAAGGTAAAGAATGGGTTGAGGACAAAATGACATGGGAAGATGTGTATTCTAAAAAACCTGTTGAATATCTTGAAGCAATCGCAAGAGGTGAAACTCCACGTTGGGATTCTGAAAAAGGTGGGTACGTTTACTCAAACGATGAAACAGCTGAAGTATCTATGGGAGGAAAAACAACATCAAAATCAATTAATGATGTAGTTGATCCTCAATCTGATGACGAAATCGACGAACAACTACCGTTTTAATTATACAAAAAAATTGGGCACTTTTTATAGACAAAGTGCCCTTTTTTATTTATCTTTTAATAAAAAAATATGAACAAGTTTATTGCAGAAAAACTAAAAGAAGCCCTCGTGAAAAAATATGAGGCAGAAATTGCAGACGCAGAAGCACGACTTTATGTTTATTTCACAAGTTCAGTTGGAATTGGAGAACACCCCCAACACACAGAAGAAATGGACAACTTAGTAGAACAA